GTTTGGAGACACGGCAGACAGCGCCAAAACATTGGAGATCGCAGCTAAGGCGGCCAAGGCCGGAAACGCATCGACGACAGAGTCGATCAACCTGCTCTCGGCCGTGACAAAGGGCTACGGTGACACATCTGCCGAAGCGCAGCAAAAAGCCGCCGACCTCGCATTCCAGACGGTTAAACTCGGCCAGACATCATTCCCTGAACTCGCGTCCAGCATCGGTAAAGTCATACCGCTGGCGCAAACAATGGGAATCGCCCAGGAGGAACTATTCGGCGCTACGGCCACATTGACTGGCGTCACGGGCAACACGGCCGAAGTCATGACGCAGCTGCGAGGAACCGTTCAGGGATTTTTGCAACCAACAAAGGAAATGACCGACGCGATCACCGCGCTGGGATATGCAGATGGAAAGACTCTGCTTGAGTCCGAAGGGCTTCAAGGCGCCCTCGAACTATTGAAGGGTTCAGTCAACAACAACGAGCTGGCGTTTGCTGGCTTGTTTGGATCTGTAGAAGCCAAAAACGCAGTACTTGCGCTGGCCGGCGCACAGGCTGAAAACTTCACCGAAAAGACTCAGGCCATGTATGAGGCCACTGGTGCAGCAGACAAGGCGTTCGCAGCTCAGACCGACAACCTTGAGGACATAATTGGGAAAATCAAGAACATGGGCGCGAACTTCATGACGGAGCTGGGAATGAAAATACTCCCTGTTGTCAAGGACTTTGCAGAGAAAGCATTGCCAGCACTGCAAGACATCCTGCCTTCTGTCGCAGAGGCATTAGGTGGACTGTTTGGAGCTATAGCCCCTATTCTTCAAATCTTAAAGCAGGTCGCTCCTGTTGTGGCTGCAATAATGTCGGGATTGTCCAAGCTTGTAAAATGGATCTCGTCGACAGATGGCGCATTCGAAACCCTTGCAGTTATCTTAGGCACAATTACGGCCCTTATCGTCGCGTATAACATACAGCAGTCGCTCGCGACGGCCGGAACGACATTGTGGGCCACTGTATCAGGAGCTGCGACAGCAGCAACAACCGCACTCGGCGCAGCCTTTGCATTCCTGACATCACCGATCGGGCTTATCATATTAGCCATTGGTGCACTGGTCGCAGCTGGTGTGTTGCTCTACAAAAACTGGGACTTTGTCTCAGAAAAAGCGTCAGAGCTATGGCAAACCGTTTCGGCTGTTTTTGCGAACATCGGATCGTTTATATCAAATACATTCAACTCAGTGGTGGGCGTATTGAATAACGTTTTCGGCCCAGCGTTTTCCGTGATTGTTGAATATATTAGCGGACAAGTGCAGCGAATGATGGATATTTTCCGCAATATTATCGACTTCGTGAAAAACGTCTTTACTGGTAACTGGCAAGGCGCGTGGGAAAATGTCAAAAAGATTTTTTCCAATATTGCAGACGGTATCTCTGCGGCCTTCAAGGCTCCGATTAACTTTATCATTGGGGCCATTAACACCTTCCTGAAAGGCGTTAATAAAATCGAGATCCCTGACTGGGTACCGCTGGTCGGCGGCAAGGGCATAAACATCCCATTGATCCCGAAATTGGCGTCCGGTGGCTTCACCGAGGGCATCAGCATCGCGGGCGAGGCCGGCACGGAGGCGGTCATATCCTTCGACCCGGCTCACAGAGACGAAAACCTCGGCTACTGGGCCGCAGCCGGGCGACTGCTCGGTCTGGACGACTTCTCCCTTGCAGATCTGACAGAGTCCACGGTCATCATTTACGATTTTAGCGGCTTCACATGGAGTCCGCACATCGAGGCAGACGGCGACACCAAGACCGAGGATCTGATGCAGCGGCTCAAGCAGCATGAACTTGAGTTTTTTGACTGGCTTGAGAGTTGGCTCGCAAGAAGGGAGGTCGGAGACTTTGCGCGTCACGCAATTTATTAACTATACCACCCGGCAGGGCGACACGTTCGACGCGCTCGCCCTGTCTGTTTACAACAACGAGAAACTGGCGCACCATATCATCGCCTACAATCCCGACCATGCCGACGTCATCATTTTCGACGCCGATGTGAAGCTCAGGATCCCGATCTTCGACAGCGTGGAAACGCCCGACACGCTGCCGCCATGGAGGCGCGGATCATGAAACTGATATATGAGGGCGTCGACATCTGGCCGAGTGTCTCCGTCAATGCCTGTGTCCATGAAATGCACGCAAGTGGCCGGAGCGACTCGCTGGTGGTGCGCTTTAATGACACCCGGAACACATGGGACAAATGGAAGCCGGTCAAGGGCGAGCAGGTCGAGCTCATAGAAGGCGCGGCCCGCACCGGCAAGATGTTCGTCTCCAGTCTACAACCAGAGAACGGGCTCTACACCCTGCGGGCCATGTCCATACCCCTCAGCGGCGAAAACATCAACAACAAGTCATGGGAGGGTGTCAGGTTCCTGCAACTGGGCGAGGAAATCGCCAGCAGGCACGGCCTGACCTTCAAATCCTATGGCGTTACCGATCAGGCGTACCCGTATCTCCAGCAAAACGGCATGACCGACTTCGAGTTCTATTTGCAGCGGTGCCAGCTTGAAGGCTGCGGGATGCTCGTGTTCGACGGACAGCTGATCGTCTACAACGAGGCGTATATGGAAACGCAGCAGCCGACGGCCACGCTGGAGATCGGCATAGATGGCGTATTCGAGTACATCGACAACACGGCCCTCTCCTACGGCTCGGCCGAGGTCAGCAGCGGAAAGTACAAGGGGACATTTACAGCGCCCGGCAGCAATGCAAGCCGGGTACTAAGGCCCCGAAAACCGATCCACTGCACCAGTGACACCGAGGCCACGCGGTACGCCAAGGGGTTGCTTAGGGCGGCCAATAAGGAGGCCCGCACCGGCACTATCAAGCGGAGCCTGCTGCTCGGCTATGCTGCGGCCAGCCTGATCAACATCAAGACGACCAAGGCCGGCGCATGGGACGGCAGTGTGTTCATCACCCGGGCCCGGCACGACTTCATCAAGGGAGAAACAAAACTATTTTTCAGAAAACTATTGGAGGGATATTAAGATGGCAAACGTTGAAAAAGGCATTATTTTAACCATCGAAGGCCCTGCCGATAGAAACGGAGATATGACGCGGGCCAGAGTAAGCCCGAGCCAAAAGGACGGGCTCGTCTCCCGCCCTCTTACGATCCCGTGGTATCTACGAGGCGCCACCGGAAACCTCGCCAAAGGCACCGAGGTCGTATATACCCTATTTGACGATCATACCGGCATTATTATCAGCCGATTGGACGGCGAATGGGGCGGCGTACTCCTCGGGGACATTGAAGCCACTGGCAAGCTGACTGCCGAGGACGTCACCACTGACAGCGTCAGCAGCTTCAACGGCCATACCCACGGTGGCGTCACATCCGGCAGCTCGAACACGAGCGGCCCGCAGTAAAGGGGGCGGTTCTATTGGCAGTCATAGCAAAATGGAGGACAAAACGCTGGGAGGTTACACCGTCGAAGGTGCTAACCCTCACCGGTTTATCCACATCCTACGAAATCAAAGCGGAAACCAACACAGACCTTGAGGACAATCCGGCAACGAACGAGCGCGGCCGGAAGCTGGTGCCGCTGACATTCTCCACCGATCTCAATTCAGCCCTCGGCGTCAATGTCGAGAGGGAGATCGCGGAGTGGGAAAAGCTGGTCGGCATGACCGGCTATTTTTATTTGTCCGGCAAGAAGTTCGGCCCGAAGCTCATGCTCAAAAAGGTCGGGCTGAGCGACGTGCTACTGGACGACTTCGGAAGGATGCACCGGGCTCAACTCGACATGACCTTCGAGGAAATAACGGAGGAAACCATGGCAATCGGCACGGCCACAGCCCTCGCCGTCGGAGCATCGGCCGAAGCAAAAGCCGAAAAAAAGACCGTAAACACAGCTCTCGCCAGCGCCGGCAGTACCGGCTTGAAGGTCGGCAGCGCGATCAGCATCGTCGGCGCAAATTACGCGACCGGCCAGAAGATCCCGCAGTGGGTAAAGGACAGGACACATACCGTCTCGCAGATCTCAGGCGAAAAGGCCCTGATCGGAGGCAATGGCGGGATCAACAGCTGGGTATATACGAAAGACCTGTCTCTTGCATGAAAGGAGGAGGATGCAGTTTGAGAGCAATCGGAAACAGCAGGCCAGAACAGTGCGCGGCCAACCTGCTGCGGATAGTCCGGGGAGAAGTGCCATATGAGCGCACCAAAGGGCTGAGCATGGCGGCCATTGATACGCCGACCAGCAGAGCCGGCGACGAG